ATGCGCTTGGCGGCTTCCTTAAATTCCCAGTTGTTGCGGCGCATGAGGAGGTCCATGCCAGTGCCACCACCACCGCGTTGATCACGGCCACCGCACTGATTGCAGTACCAGGAGCCAGTACCGTCCTTGTCGTCATAGCGATAGCGATCTTCGCCGCCGCAGAGGGGACAGGGTTGGTGTTTGTCGGTGAGTTGCTCAGGTGAGAGTCCTGCCAGATCGGCAAGGATTGATGACCAGCGATTGAGCGCAAGGTCCGTGACTTTGTTCATTTGGCTTTGCGGCTCTGTTCAATGCGGTAAAGACGTTCGGGCCACTGTTCTGCGGCGCGTTCGAGGAGCTTTCGATGCTCTTCGTTTAAGGCGTAGTGCCAGTAAACAAGCTCGCCAGTGAAGGCGTAATAGACAAGGCCGTCGTTCAGCCAAGCGTTTAGCTGTTGGAGGTAGCGTTTTTTAACGCGATCAGGATCAAAGTTCACCGCTTTGCATCAAGCGAGCGATGAGCTGACGGACGAAGCCGGATCGAGAGACGAGGAAGGATTCCGCTTGTTGGTCTAGCCAGTTGATTTGATCTTGAGGCAAATCAACGGTGATCGTCTTGCGCTGGGAGCGCTTGGCAGGCATGGGGTGCGCTTGGGTTTTGCAAGCAAAAGACTAGCGGTAAATACCTAGTCTGCAAGTTATCCCAGGATTTCGTTTGCGTCTTGGATTGAGCGAGCCACGCCAGCAATGCCACCAGCGCCACGAATGAGGCCCAGCCAATTGGACTGATCCGGCGATAAACGCCCCGTGGGGGTCTTGACCTCAATGGAAGTGAAAACAGCGACACGTTGGCCGACCATTTCAGGGGTGATGGTGATTGTGCGGAAGCCGATGAGGTCAGCGGAACCGCGAGCTAGGCCGAACTGAACTGGTCTGCCGGTTCTGGGATCCGGCAAGGAGCCGGTGTTATTTCGGAAGAGGCGCAGGTCTTTGCGGAGGCCTACCGCTAAGCGGATCTGTTGCTGAAGTGTGGTCTCCGCGTTGGCCACAAAGATCTGCTGCTAGCAATCAGAGTAGAACTGACCGTAAAGTTTGCGTCGAGCTTCTTTGACAGCTTGAGCCGCTTCCTCGGCTGTCTTGAAGTAGCCAATGATCTGTGATCGGTATTTGTGGTAGACGCAGCCGATGAAAGGCTTGCCGACGCGACCGCTTGGGTGAACGCCTTTGTAACCGGTGCTGTTGTTCTTGTTGAGCTTGCGATTGCGGCAGTTTTCTTGTCTCGTTGCGAGTCTTAGGTTGGAAATCCTGTTATCAAGCCCATTGCCATTGATGTGATCGACCATGAGCTGGCCAGGGTCTTGCTTGTGGTGCAGCAGCCAGGCAACGCGATGGGCCAGTAGTACGCGTTTGAAATAGGTCAGTCTCCAGTATTTGCCGTTTTTACCGCCTGAGATTCCGCCTGCTTCGTCGCCAGGCTTGATGGTTGAAAAGAGGGGTTTAATTTTCCAGTAAAACTTGCCAGTCTCCGGGTCGTATCTCCACTGCCTGCTTAGTTGTTCGTAAGAAGGAAGTGGCCGGGACTTTTTAGACACCGCTCTTCTTCCTGCCTTGCATTACTTTGTACGCCCAAATTGGAGAGTAACCACGCAGTGCCGCTAGCTCTAGGAGTTGTGTCAAAGTCTTTGCGTTTGCTTGTTCTTGTTTCCGTTTTTCTTTCTCTTTGTTTTTATCAAGCTTTTCCTGAATCCTTTGCCTTACCTCTTCTCTTTTTAGTTCCTCAAGGTCCCCTTCCTTATGTCCCAGTCTCCTTGCTTTTTTCTCTTTTTCAAACACATGTCCGCACTCAGGGCAAATAGGCGCGGGCCTGAATGCGGCGTAACAGATTGGGCATTCGCGAACGGCTGGGGCGTTAGAGCTGTTTTTCTTGGCGCCTTCCAGCAGCGACCATTCCCGCTCATCGTCAGGGAAGCCGTGGGTTCTGACGTTGTTGGAGTGATCAAGGATGATCGCGGCTTCCTTGCCAGGAGCTGGCCTTAGGACGCGGCCGACTTGCTGCAGATAGAGCGACAGCGACTTAGTTGGGCGCAACAGGATGGCGCAGCTTGCGGCAGGTACGTCGAAGCCCTCGGAGACAACCTCGACGGTCACCAGGACCTGGATGGTTGCATCGCCGAAGGACTTGACGACTTCATCGCGATCAACTGTGTGCCCGAGGAGGAGGCCAGCCTTGATGCCTTCAGCGTTGAACGCCTTGCAGACCGATTCGGCGTGTGCAACGTTGCAGCAAAAGGCGATTGCCTGCAGACCTAGGGCCTGCTTGCGGTATTGGGAGACTGCATTGCCGGTAATCACCGGACGGTCCATCGCTCTGGCTAGCTGCTCTTCGGCGTAGTCACCTGCCCTTTTGCGAACGCTGGACAGGTCAGCCTGCATGGGTGGCGCAAAGATCCTGGAGGGCGAGAGGTAGTTGGCGAAGACCAGGTCGTGAACGCTGGGGCCTGGGACCAGGGTGTCGAAGGCGGTCGATAGGCCGCGGCCATCTAGGCGGCATGGAGTTGCGGTCACCCCAAGGCGGTAGGACTCACTCCAGTGATTAGTGACCTTGCGCCACGAGCCGGCAACGGCGTGATGCGCTTCGTCGATGATGATCAAGCAGGGTTTCCACTCGATCCTGTCCAGCCGTCTGACGATGGTGCTGACGGATGCGACCTGGACTGGGCAGTCCTTCTCGGGGTAGCCGGCGGCGATGATTCCGTGCTCGACGCCCACCCAGTCGAGCTTCTGACTGGTTTGGTTGATCAGCTCCTTGCGGTGAACCAGGACGAGGACTTTTTTGCCTTTCTCGGCTGCTGCTCGGGTGATTTCGGTGAAGATGATCGTCTTGCCACCGCCGGTTGGCAGCACTAGCAATGGGGCCTGGGCTCCGAGGCGGAATGCGTTGCGAAGGTCCTGGATCGCACGTTCTTGATATGGCCTGAGCTGCACGAGCTTGCAAACGACTGCAATACGGCGTAGGATACCGCAAGTTGCCGCAGCTTATGAACAACGCCGCGTATCACGCGCATCCGGCCGTATCGAAGTCCCACCTCGACAAGATCGCCAAAAGCCCCTTGCACTACTGGGCTCGGTATGTCGACCCGCACAGGGTCACGCCTGAGCCGACGCCGTCGATGCTCTTGGGTTCCGCCGTTCACTCCCACACGCTGGAGTTGGACAAGTGGGATTTGGAGTGGGCGGTAGCGCCTGCTGGACTTGATCGCAGGACTAAGGCAGGAAAACAGGCTTACGCCGACTTCTTAGCTCTTAGCGAAGGCCGCTCTGTCATCACTGGCGAGCAGTACGAAACCGTTCAAAAGATCGGTCAGTCCGTCTTTACTCACCCTGCCGCGGCCATGCTGCTGCAGCTTGATGGCGAAGCTGAGACCACCCACATGTGGGTTGACGAGGCCACTGGCCTTGAGTGCAAGTGCAGGCCTGACTATTTGACGTCTGACGGCGAGATGGTCATTGACCTGAAGACAACGCGCGATGCAAGCCCTCGCGGGTTCCGCAGTAGCGCGATGTCGTATCGCTACCACGTACAAGCGGCGTGGTATTTGCACGGGCTTGAGAAAAGCACGGGCAAAAGGCCAGACACTTTCATCTTCATTGCTGTCGAGACTGAGCCTCCTTATTGCGTTGGCGTTTATTGCGCTGACGCTGAGTTAGTGGCTGAGGGATGGCGCCAGGCCGAGGCTGACCTCGTAAAACTGGCTGCCTGCAAGTCCTCAGGCAAGTGGCCCAGCTACAGCGATGAGATCCAGGTGCTCGGCCTGCCTAGCTGGATGAAATCCGGCACCAAAACTGACCAACCACAACAGGAGATCGAAGGGTTCTGATGGATCAGTCGCAAGCACTAACAACCACGACACCTGGCGGCGTATTTGGAGGCATTCAAGCCTTTGAGGACGGCCAGCGTATTGCCAAGGCTCTTGCCAGCAGCAGCTTGGTGCCCAGCCAGTTCCAGGGTCAGCAAGGCCTTGCGAATTGCATCGTTGCCTTGGAGATTGCAAACCGCATGGGCCTGAGTCCCTTGCAGGTGATGCAGAACCTCAACATCATTCATGGCCGCCCCAGCTGGAGCAGCCAGTTCATCATTGCGTTGATCAATGGCTGCGGCCGATTTGAGCCGTTGCGTTACGAGATCAGCGGTCAGAATGACAGCCTTGCTTGCTATGCGGTTGCCAAGGAGAAGGCGACTGGCAATGACCTGAAGGGTCCGACCGTGACGATGGCGATGGCCAAGGCCGAGGGTTGGGCGACTAAGCAGGGGAGCAAGTGGCGCACGATGCCTGAGCTGATGATTCGTTATCGCTCTGCTGCGATGTGGGGCCGGCTTTTTGTGCCGGAGCTACTCGTGGGCATCACTCAAACCCAAGAAGAGGTGATTGAGATTGAGGAAGTGAAGGTCAGCAGCCCTGCTGCGGATCTGAATGCAAAGATGGCAGCTCAGCCTGCTCAAAAGGTTGAAGAGGATGAGCTCTTCTGAGTTTCTTACTACTAACCAGCTTGCGAAGCGTTGGGGCTTGCACCCTGACACGTTGATGAGATGGCGCAAGGCGGATAAGGGTCCCCCTTATTTCGTCACCCCCAGCTCAGTGCTCTACTCAACGGCCGAGGTAGAGCAATACGAAAAGGCCAACACCCATTTCCCTGAGGACCGATGAGCTTCAAACTGAATCTCAGCATTTTCAAGAGCACCAAACCGGACAGCAAGATTGACTTCTCCGGGATGATGAACATCAAGGTGGAGGAGCTGGATGCGCTCTGCCGCTTCGTCATGAGTCAGACCCCTGACCAATACGGAAGCGTGCAAGTCCCGGTCAGTGGCTGGAAGAAGACCAGCTCACGCGGCCTGAACTACATCAGCGCTGTTGGCCAGCCTCCCCGCGACTGGGTTGATCCCGGCCCTGGTCCTTCGATTGATCAAGCTGCTCAAAGCTTGGCGACTGCCACCGATGGCGTCGTTGTGGATTTCAACCCCCAAGACGACCTGTTCTGAGTTAATGGCGGGCTAGTCCCGCCTTTTCCTTATGCCTTACAAGCGTATGCATGGCCACAAGCGCCGCTTTCAGCTTCTGATTGATCCGCATCGCGCAGATCTGTTGGAGCAACTTGCCCGAAAAGAAAAGTTACGGGCGACCGCTTTTATTCGCGATCGGATTTATGAAGCGATAAAAGACCTGTCAACCAGTGACGAGTATCAAGAGGCTGCCGAAGCCGACGCAAAGATACGAGAGGACTGGATTGCAAATCTTCGGCGAAAGCCTGAATAGTGCTGTGAGCCAGAACCAGCTGGTTGTTTTGTTTGGGCTGACCTGGTTGGTCGGCCTTCTTATCGTCACCATCGCACTCACGCAATTCCCGTGACCTCGTTTAACGCTTATCACCGTGGCCTCACTACTTATGAGGTCACCTATAAAACCGATCGTATGCCGGTCCTCAGGTCGATGAGGATCATGGCTGAGGACACCTACCAGGCCTCAATGATCCTGCGTGACGCCTTCACTGATGTGAAAATCGTGAGGATCGCACCGGTCTGACTATGCGCAGGTTCGTCTTCTACATCGGCAGCTTGGGCCTTTATGAGGTCATCCAGGCTGCAAATGTGTATGACGCACGCCAGAAGTTGCGCTCTGGCTCTCTTTACCGTTTTTACAACCAAGCCGTTCTCATTTCGGAGTCTGAACCGTGTTACAGAGCCTCGGATTGAAGTTGATTCGCATGGGATCTAGGCGTCCCATCTGGGTGGTGCGGCCACCGAAGTGGATCGTCGAGCATTTAGAGCCCCAGCCAGTGAATGGGGAGCACAACAGGTTGACAGGGATTGGGGTTTGGATGCTCAAACGTGCCAACCCCCTTGCGGCGGTGGACTTTACAAAGCGGATTGTGAAGGTGACCCTTCCTTAATCCAACGGAGAACACGGGTGTAAGGAACGCGGAGTGCGCGGGAGATTGACTTCCCGCTCATTCCGCCTTTGTGCATGAATTGAACCAGGTGTGAATCCGGTGGGGCCGGGTCCTTTTTAGCTTCTTCCTTACTCACAAACTTGCACCATAAATGCATGTGGAGTGTACGCTATTTGTACAGCCCGCGCCTGTTCTGGTAGTTATGTCACCGTTTGAGCGAGTTTCCATGTCAGAGGTCAAGGTTCGTACTGGCCGCGCCTGCAAGACGACGCCTCTTCGCGAGGAAGTTTTGGCGATGAAGCCAGGCGACGCGATCTATGTGCCCTATTACGACGCTGAAACTGGCAAGGGTTATAAGCCCACCACTATTTCGCAGGTGGTTGGCGTGATGAGCCGTGCCAGTGACAAGGTGAAGTATTCGGTGCGCCGGGATGCGACTCGCCCTGGCTGCTTCGTGCTCTGCCTTGAGAAGCCTGCAGCCTGAGTCTCATTTGATGCTGTAGAATGTAAGTCCCGGTACAAACTGGGACTTATCGTTTTAGTTACCTATGGACACAAAGCCCGCACCGCTTACGTTCCACAGCAAGTCTCTTGATCGCGTGATCGCGATGGACGAGCTGGACAAGCTGACTAACTCAGAGCTTTATCGCTTCAACGGCGAGCTTGTCATGGCGGCCCGTTCGATGGAGAACGCGCTGTCTGACGCGGTTCAGCAGGAAATTCGCACCGGTAAGCCTGTGGATCCTGACTGGGTTCACAAAGTCCGTAAGAAGATGGGGATTTGCAACGCTTTCCGTACCAATGCGATGCAGCTGCTCAAAGTTCCGCAGAAACGGGAGATCGTTGAGGTTCGGAAGGCTGCTCCTGAACCAGATGACCAGCTAGTCACTCAGCTAGCGGAGGAGAAATTCCAAGAGCTGTTGATCGACGAGCTTGGCGAGCGCCTGTTCAAGGAGCTTCAGGAGGAAGCTGTTGAACTTGCTCTTGAAGATCTTCGACTAAAAACTCAAGCCTCATAATCTCGTGGACCGCGGACTGGAGCATCTTCTGGTAAGACATCAGAGTCTTAAACAGATAGGCTTCTCGCGGCTCCATCTCACGGGACGCCAACTCGATTGAGAGCTCGCGTTCGGGTGTTACATCCCGGTCAAACCAGGTCATGGCACTCCCTGCATTTGAGTTACTATAGGAAAGCCCACTGCTCAATTATCTTTTATTTGTGTCGGACTTTGCATTGAACACTACTTGGGATGATGATGATGCGGAATCTACATCCCGGCATGGCGACGGCATCAGCAGGGCTGTCCCAGGTGCCAAGACCAAGAGATTTCGGATCCGCGTCTCTCAAGTTGGCGCGAGCCCAATGTTCGTTGAGTTTCAGGCTGAGTCCAAGACTCATGCGTTGAAATATGCGAAAGCGCGTTGGCCGATGTCACAGCTCCAGGTGGTTTGATGCCTGAATTAGACGTAGATCAGCTGAACACCCTTATCAAAGAGGGCAAGGCTGAGATCGCCCGCAAGGCGCGGACCAACTCCACAAGCTGGAGAAGGGGCAACATTCCTCCCAACGCCAGGTTGACGCCAATGGACGTTGTGGAGATTCGGATGCTCGATAAGCAGGGGATGCCGTCGGCAAAAATCGCCGCTAAGTACGACATCTGCTACGTGCATGTCCGAAACATCGTCACTCGCCAAGCTTGGGTAAACGCCGAAAAGCAACTCGCTGCCGAATATGAAAAGGTGTCCAAGCTGCGGGCAAAAAGCCCTAAAACTGACCGAGGTCGAGCATCGAAAGCTTGACGAGGCAATCCGTATGAGGCGCAAGTGCGCCATTTGCGCTCACGCCGAGACAACTTTCGAGATAACGGCTAAACAGATGGAGGAGTACAGCCTGCTCCTTCGCCTGAATACCGCGATCTCGCGAGTCCTTAATCCGACTAATCGCGAGTCCCGCAAGTCCTGCACCTCTTGTTCTTATTGGTTACATGGCTCCTGTTCAATGCAGTTCCCTGAGGCTGGTGGATCGTTCGCCAGTGAGTGCTCGCTCTACGAGCCGCATCAACACGAGGATTTGCCCTTCGTGCGGCAAGGACACTCGTAATCCAGTTATCTGCGCAGACTGCTACCGCAGAACGCCCGCAGGTAAAGCTGAGATCAAAGAGGAGACTCGGATGCGCAAGTACGAACCACTTGCTGGTGGCGGACCATGCGCAGCCTGCGCGCATTGGAGTCGCAGATGCTGCCTAGGCTTACCTGAAGGGGGTACGAGCTTTGCAGAAGGATGCCCAGCGATGATCACGGAGACGAACTGATGCGAGCCCACCCATTTCTCAACCCTGTAGAAGCGGCGATTTTTCGCTGGTTGATGAAATCTCCAAGAATTGGACTTATTTGCGTCAAGCAATACGAGTCGACGGTTACTTGGGTGCTGCGCAATGAGAACGATGCTGTCTCGTGGGGCGACTCAGAGCCGGACGATGTTTCAGACGATTATGAGCCGGCTTCCATGAAGCTGGAACGCATCTACCATTTGCCCGATGCTGAGAAGTGACGCTCTACCACCCGAACACGGGGGTAGGCTCCTACGGCGCTCATCCGCTGTTTTATGGCATTGAAACTTACTACCGGCCTTGGTTCTTTGATGGGCGAATCGTTTATTGGGGCGACCCAGTCGTTGGACGCGGAACAGCTCTTGTCCGAGCTGAAGCCATGGCAGATCGAGAAAGGGAAAGCCGACTTTCTTGATTACTTGTACAAGCTCTACGAGCGGGACTCTGCTGAGCCTGGCCTGCGCGGCACTTACACCGGTCTGATGGATCAGTTTGCGCAGGACACTGCACAGATCATGCGGGCCTCATTCATCTCATCCCAGTTGGCAGGCCAGTAATGAAAAAGCTGATCGGCCTTTACAGCCCTGCTGCTGGCTCTGGCAAATCCACCATCGCCCAATGGCTGGCGGAAGAGCGCGGTTACACGATCGTGCCATTTGCCCAGACCTTGAAGGAGATGCTGATTCCGATGCTCAAGGCTTTGGGTTACGACCAGGCCGGAGCTGAGGATCTGGTCTACAGGCACAAGCAGGCAGTCGTGCCATCTGCCGAAGTAAGTGTTCGGCACATGCTTCGGACGCTTGGTACGGAATGGGGCCGATCCTGCGTTCATCCTGAGATCTGGTTGCGCTGCTGGTCCGAGCGGATCAAGCAGTACGACAAAGTCGTGGTTGATGATTGCCGCTTTTTCAATGAGGCGCAGTTGATCAAGAACTTGGGCGGCGCACTCTGGTATGTCGAAAGACCGGGTATTCCCAAGTCTCTTGAACACGCCAGCGAAGGTGGCTTGAACGATTACAACGGCTTCGATTGCGCTGTATTTAACGACGGTGCAATTGAAGACTTGACAACTAAGCTGCGGCTACTAGCACACGCTTAGTGGCCTCACTGCGGTATCACGCCGGCCGAATGGTCCTGTACGAAGGATCCAAGGGCTGGCGTGTCCGCATTAAGACCCACACGGGCAAGCTGGACCTTCCTCTCAGCTGCAAAGATCTTGAGCAGGCGGTCATTGAAGCCGAGCAACTTTATGCCGACGCTCGGGCCATCACAAACAACAAGCCCAGGTGCCAGCACTGCATCCACTGGGAATTTGTTGCGGCACAATGCGGTTTAGGTTTCCCGGAGGGACGATCTAGTGGAGGAGTCTTCGCAAAAAGCTGCTCGGCCTTCTGGGCTAACCACTAATTACGTCGTCCCCACCGCGCCTGTATACCAAATTGTTCTATCGGCCGTTATACCAATGATCTGTGGCAGGCTCAGATCTACATAGAGCATATGAAGGCTGCTCGCTTCGGCTGATCCAGCACAGCAGCTTGTGAGCTCTGAAGAAGTTCCAGAAGGGTTGTTTGATCCACCAAAGCCAGACTGACGAGTGGGATTTGTCGGCATTGCAGCGCAGGCAAGCTGGCACGCAGTTGCGCAGCGTGGTCGGACCACCGTGAGCCTTGGCTTTTACGTGGTCGATTGTGGTGGCGTGGTCCCCACAGTAGGCGCAGGTGTGGTTCCAAGCGGAGAAGATTGAGGCACGGAAGCGTTGCTTACTCGCTTTTTTGCTAACGAGATAGATGCCATCAATCTGATGCTCCATCTTTTGGAAGTTCGTAGGTGGCG